TCCTGGGCGAAACGTCCCGCACGGAAACCGACTGGCTCGACTGCCTCCAAATGTGGGCCGGCTACAACCTCGTCGCCGACACCAAGCAGCAAAAGATGATGCTCATGGTCGGCACACCCGGGACGGGAAAATCGACCGTCCTCCGCACCCTCCAGCACGTCTGGGGCGAACATAATTGCGTCTCCCCGCGGCTGTCCAGTTTCGGAGCCGATCAATTCGGCCTGGCTCCCCTCCTCAATAAGCTGTCCGCTGTCTGCGACGATGCCCACCTGTCACGTAATACCGATTCGACGATGATCCTGGAGATCCTCGCCGGCATCGTCGGCGAGGGTAAATTCAGCGTAAGGCGGATGTACAAATCGCATGTCGAGTGCAAATTCAACGTCAGATTTACCATCGCCGTCAACGAGCTGCTGGCGTTCCCCGACCCCGCCGGCAAACTCACCCGCCGCCTGATCGTCCTGCCGTTCCGCGACTCCCACGTCGGCACAGAGGACATCTATCTGTCCCAGCGGCTCGAACGAGAGGCCAGCGGCATCCTCAACTGGTGCCTGGACGGCCTGGACCTCCTCGCCACACGAGGACGGCTCACTCAGCCTGCCGCGGGCACACAGATACTGCATGAGTTTAGTAGACTATCCGCACCGGCGACCGGGTTCCTGGATGATTACTGCGTCTATCCGGCGGCAGGCCAATCGGTCACGTGTGAGCAGCTTTTTCGGGCCTGGTGCCTCTGGTGCGACCAAAATGGACACAATCCCGGCAACGCTGCGCGCTTCGGCCAGCACCTCAACGCCGCCGCACCCTCTGCGCCACGTGTCCAGCGAGGCCCACGAGGTAGCCAACAGTGGGTTAGAGACAATATCTCCTTGTCGCCCAACGGGTTAAGTGCGCTAATGGCGAACAATCAAGCCAGACCCGTACACTAGCGTACACTAGTGTATCTTATTCTTGTAGCTATACAAAATGTTCAAATAGAGTAAGATGAATGTATAAAAAGGACAAAAAACATGAATAATACGTTAGGCAGGTTACAAGAACAGCGTACACTGGTGTACGCTGGTGTACAGCCTGTTGACCACCACGTCGATGATCTAGGCAATCTGCCAGAGATTTCCTATATCCCGCCTAAGTTGTCCTTCGACGCCAGATACCTCATCAAATTACTCAAGATTCGACCTGTGCGGCTCGCCGACTTCATCGTCGTCACCTCGCGCGCCAGCGAATTCCACGCCGTCATCGACGAGTGCCGCGCCCACGGCTACCTAATCCACGCCACCACCGACGACCACGCCGTCGTCGCCTACAACCTCCACGGAAGGAGCCAACATGCCCGCCACCACGCCAAAAACGCTTGAGATTGTCCCAGAGCCACAAATCTGCGCCTGCGGGCGGAGGATGATCTGCCGACACACCGGCGCGAAAATCCGCTGGTACTACTGCCCACGGCCTGGCTGTGGCTGGGCTCGCAAGATTTCGCGCCGTTTCTTCCAAATTGGAAACCACGCCATTGACCAGGGGCAGAATAGCCGTTAACTACTGGCACCATGACAGCGACAGCGACAGCGACGAAAACCGTAGCCCAGCCGCACCGCGGGCGCGGTTACATGGAGGCATGTATTGGTGGTGAATCTGTCGTTGGCCGCATCGTCACGGCTAAGAACACTGGCCAGCAGCGTCCTGGCCGTCGCGTAAAAAGGCCCGCGTCGTGCCCTACCGATATCCCGTCATTGCGGCAGCGCCACTGGGCGCGACATGTCGCCTGCGTCCTGGCAGGCAGGGAGGCCGACGCATACAAACATCTCGAGGCGATAGGCCGCACGTACTCCGCATACTCCGACAACCTCACAGTGGGCATCGCGCAGGTGGCGCGTTATGACGCCGTGGTCGCCGCGGAGACGGCACGGCTCAACGATCTTCGCGTGTTGGGTCTCGGCGTCGATGCGCCGACGCATGTAGACAGTACCGTCATAGCGGCGACGCCGCCGACGGCAACGCCCGTGGCGGCAACGCCATTGCTCACGGCGGACGAGTTACTAGACGTATCAACACCCGTTAGTAATTGCAATGGCAACATATCTACGCCCATTGCGGCCACGCCCGCGGCACCCGCCCTGCCGGAGTACACCACCGCCGGAGGCGCACTGCCCGCAGCCACTAGCGACGACGGCATAACGCCCGATGGCGTCGTCGCCCAGGCGCACACTACAGCGGCCATGCCGCCAGTGCCGCCGTCGCCAGTGGCTGCCACGCCTGCGGGCGCCACGCCTGCACCGGCCACGTGGCTCGCCTCCAACGGCCGTTCCTACCCCGTCCACCGACGTTCCTACCCCGTCCACCGACGAAAAATCGCCAAGGTACCCCCCGTTACCCCCCAAGGGGCACGGGGCGAAACCACGACGGGCGTCATTTCTGGATATACGTCCGGGGCAACGCATGGAGGTGATGGTATATGATAGAAGAATTGCCTACGGTGTCTCCTGGTTCGAGTCCTCACGACGTATTTTTTGAGTATCGTTGTGGTGTTTGTGAGAAGTTTCGCTTTGGTCTTTGCGTGAAGGACAGCACCCGTGGTGTTGTTTCGTCGTGGTATCCGTCTTGTGGGGCTTATAGTGAGAAAGCAAGGGTGTCGCCATGATGTTGAAGGATTCGAACGGTTATCCGGTGGGCTTACCGACGTTGGCGGGTCCGGTGGCTTTGACGGGCACGGGGACGAGCCGGACGTTGTCTCAGTTGTACGCGACGGCGGGGAAGACGTTGGGGTCGTCGACGATTCAGATTGATATCATCGTGCCTAATGGGGTACTGGTGAATTGGGATTACGCGGCGGCAGGCGCGACGAGCGGCAGCCCGGTGTTGAGTGGTGACACATATACTCAGACGGACGTGTCCTCGAAGTTGTCGTCGTTGTCGCTGTTATTCGGCAACGGATCTGTGATTTGGATTGTGGAGAAAGGTTAACATGCAACCAACGCATCCGAGCAACATTGCCCTCACGGGCGCCAACGGGAACGTGCAGGGTTCGACGATTGTTGCGTTGACGACTTCGCTTCAGCTTACATCGGCGAATGATGGGGATGTTTTCAGCAATCAATCGGCGGGTGGCGCGCTGGGGCCGCTGCTGCCTTTAGGTAGCGGGTTGCGGACGGGTTATCGGGTGGGCTTCTGGGGGAACAACGCGACGTACGGTCTGACCGTGAACGTGGCCGCTGGCAGCGGGAACCTGATTTACTACTACTCGTCGAGTGGGGTTTCGTCGGTTAGTTGTGCCGCGAACAGCCAGCTTTTATACTTCACATGGCTTGGGACATATTGGGAGGCGACAATATAATGCAGATCACATTCGATGGCAATAATCATGTTGTGCAACCGCCGCCCGCTCCAGAATCGCTTGCGTTTTTGGATTGGTCTGAATCGCTTGTGGCCGCAGGAAGATACCCTACGACAGTTTGGAGAGTTGAAAATGAACATCACCGTGAGTATCAACCTATCCCCCGCTGACGAGACGGCATTTGAGTCGTTGACGGCCCCGACGGATCGCCAGACATTCCTGGTCGCCAAGCTGGCGGCACAGATGGCCCCGGCACTGCTGGCAACGCTGCAATCGCCAACCAACATCATCGGGATGCTCCAGCCCGCTGACCAGGCGGCAATCGGATCCCTTATCGCGGCCGTCCAGGCCATGCCGAAGGGCGGTGCATAATGCGGTCGATGCACTTCTACAACAACACGCACCTGGCTGTAGCGGTGGGTGCCAATAACGGTACGACCTACACGTACTGGTTCACCGATACGGGCCATGGGACGCCTATCGCAGTTTCGGGCGGGCTGCCGGTCCCTATCGACACGGTCTATTGGGATACGGCGGCGTACTACAACACGGCGGACATTTCCGGCGTGTCTGGGGGATTGACACTGGCAAATGTGGCTGGTGGCACGGTCTCCGTGATCGACAGTTCCAAGACGGGCACGGCAATCAGCGTAGGTTCCGTAGCGGCTGGCGTGACGTTCAACTGCCCAGACAACTCGGCTGGGTTTGTGGGAGTTTCCGCCCTATTCCTCTGCGCTGGCGACATCAACATCACGGGCTTTGCGAATACGAGTATTGCGGCTGGCTGGCTCGTCAACGGCGGGAACGCGGGCGGGAACATCACGATCACCAGCCCGTCATCCAGCGGGATCACCATCGCGGCACCGGCGGCGGGGCAGTCGCTCATCTTCGGCAACATCACGCTGTCGGCACTGTCGGCGAACATCGTGGTGAGCGGGGCAACGGGGGCGGGGGCGGTGTGCAACGGGACATACACATATGTCGGTGTCATGGCCAGCAAGGCCTACTATCAGATGGCGGGCACGAACTTATTCATCTGGTGGTCGACCGTCTGGTACATAGGGTATTTAGTGTCCCCATTCACCGTCTTCTATGGCCAATCGTCCAGCAGCCCGCCTGTTGATGAGGCCTGGTGGAATAGTGTCGGTACAGGTACGGTTGTTTCCACATCGTCCGAGCCACAGACCACCCCGGCGACGATTAATCTATACGCCCTGCCCGCTGTCAGCGTGACGGGGACGTTCAGCATCAATCAGTCCACGGGCACGACGATCATTCTGGCCCCTGCCGTTTGGCCTGTCCTCGCCAGCCCCTCGGCCGCCGTGAACGGCGTTGGAATGGGCCACGTGCCCAGCATCACCAACGTCCTGCCCAATGACAGTGTGTTCGGCGTGACGGGCACTCTTGGCGGCTGGCACACATAGGACGAGAGAATATGGCAATGAACGAAACAGACTTGCTCGCGATGAAGGGCGTTGTGGCCGAGGCGACGCAACCGCAATTCCAGCGAGTCTACGACGCCATAGAGAAGCAGGGCGAGCGCATGGCCAAGATCGCCCAGGACGCGGGAGTTGCCGCCGTCCAGCAGCACAAGGCTGACTGCGATATCCCCTCTCGCATCGAGGATATCGAGAATAGGATCGCCAACGCACAAGGAATTGCAATGGGCGTCAAATGGAGCCTTGGCAAAATCATCGCCGTACTGGTCTTCATCTTGACGGCTGGCGCGGGCATCGTGCATGTGGCGGAGAAACTTTGTTCTGCTTGCGCGGCGTGTGGCAAATAACGCGGGCAACCGCTAGAGAGAAGGTTCACATGGGTTTGAAACTACTTTGGGGCGGACTGACTTTTATCGAGGCTGTGCCCGCCGCGGTGCGAGTCTTTGGCGGGCAGCCAAACGACCAGGCTTTGATCTTCGTCGGCGCGGTCATCATGGTTATTGGTCTTGTGCTGTTCTGGCTGAACAAGTAACGATCCGCAGCGGGCGCCGTTCCCGCTGTGTGCCTGGCCTGGTCGCCCCCTGCCGGGCTGGGCTGTTTTTGAAACAACTTTTTGAAAGGAAAACGCGATGACGAAGATTCGATCAATTCTCGGACGGCTGTTCAACCTGGTTCCCTGCCTTGCGGCGATGCTGGTGCTGGCGGTCATGCTCGCGGGATGCGGTGCCCCGTTGGCGGACGTTACCGCGATAGGCACGGACGCGGCCATTCTCATCACAGAGGCACTTCCGACGTATGAGACGGCCAATCCGCCTGACGCGAAGCAAGCTGCCGCCAATGCGCAAATACTTCTTGCGGATGACCAAAAGGCGATTGCGGACGCGCAGGCCATGCCGTCTACGGAACAGGTGATCCTGGACGCGGAGGCGGTTCTAAAGATCATCGGCGAGATCATGCCGATGATAACGCCGTTCCTTGGCGAGACGCATCCGGCAATGACGGCCTCGAAGCACGAAGCGTTCAATGCGAAGCTGGCGGACTTGCGTGCGCGGCTGGCAGTGATTCGCAGCCACCAGAAGAAGTAGACCATATTCCCGACATCACGGAAAAGGTACCCCGCTTGGCGGGAGAAGGAAAACAAAGATGCACTACAGGAACGGACGCGAAGCGAAGAACGGCGACACAATTATCAAGCTCGGTTTTGACGGCAAGATCGATGCTGTTGGCGTGTTGTTTAACGCCACTCCTGGCAACGATTTCTGCAACGGAACCATCGCACCGATTTTGACGGCCACAGTCGGCGCGTGCATGTGCGACTGCCTGCATGTCGATGACCTAATGGCAATCCTCAAGGAAAAGGGCTTAGACGTTCGGCCCGCTGGCAAGTAGCCCCGCATGGCGGGATGGAGAGTGACGTGGGCATCACGCAGAATGAAAAAGGCGAATTCGTTGGCGGGTTCCTGGGAACAGAAACAAAGCCTGCTCCTCGTGCTCAACTTTGCCCGGTTTGTCTTGGCTCGGGGCAAGTTATGCCCCACATTAACCCTAACGCCGTGTCAACGTCGGCCCCACCAGGCATGAAGCCCTGTCATGGGTGTGCGGGTAAGGGTTGGGTGACGGTATGAAGCCCTTCCTCGCCATCATCCTGACGCTGGCCCTGGCGGACATTCGTGCGCGGCTGGCAGTGATTCGCAGCCACCAGAAGAAGTAGACCATATTCCCGACATCACGGAAATGGTCTGATTGACAATTGAATATGGGGCCGAATTGGATTCGACCGGAATCACGATTCGACCGCTACACGCCGTGGACGCCTGGTAGGCCACGTTAAATCCTCCAGGCACGGCTTAACAGCCAATACGTACCGCAAGGCGGCTTAGGCCGCCAGCCCCTAAGTGACTCCGATAACGACCGGGCAAGCATCGGACTGTGCGGCACAGCAAGGTCGCTGGTGGACGGTGGGCAATCGGCTCGCCCCTGTTGTACGGTTATCCGGCCCGCAAAACCGGGAAGCGTGTGAGGCGACGATGAATGTTTCACGGGACGTGGGTTCGATTCCCACCGGCTCCAGTGTGGACAAGTGAGTGGGACTCGCAAGATTGTATCCTGCCCGGCAATGAGCTTATCAGGTATCCCCCGCTTGGCGGGAGGGAGAAAAGACAATGGGCATTACGCAGAACGAAAAAGGCGAATTTGTCGGAGGGTTCCTGGGAACGGGAATCCCCAAGAGCAGCAACGCCACATGCCCAGTGTGCCACGGGACGTGCATGGTCAAAACCTACTATCTCGATCAGCAACCGTGCGGCAACCACAAGTGCGAACGTTGCGGTGGGAAGGGATGGGTGACGGTATGAAATCCGCCCTCCTCGCGATCATCCTGACGCTGACGCTTGCGGCCCTGATCGGCTGCGGGCCAGTGACCGGCGCGTCCCAGAGCCAGCCGGCGGCCTACTTCGCCCCCGGCAGCATCGTTGTGACCCTCTACGCGACGTTCCCTGTGCAGATTGGCTCTACGACCCAACCCGCGGTTAAAGTTGATTCTGGGGCGATTGTGTTGACCGTAGACCCCTCTGTGACGGTGAACGCGACGCACCTTATCGGCGAGACGCGGCCAGTTGTCAGGGAATTCCTGACAACTAACACGCGGCCCACTACGGAGACGAGTAAATGACCGAGTTGGCAGCCATCGTATGCATAGCTATGGGCGTTTTTGGAAGCATCGTCATCAAACGGCTCTATTTTCGATAGGAGCATCGAATGAGCAAATACAAACGTGGACTCCTGCCCTTCGACCATAACGCGGACATGCTCCACCTTGGCCGATACCTCGTGCGCAAGACAGCGCCCAACGGCCTGCCGACGCCCCCATCGACACTCCTGTTCGGCAAGAGCATCGGCGTCAACGCTTGGGGTATGGGCGGCAACGGCCCTGACCCGAAGTACCCTAACATCCCCTACGGGTGCGGTTGCTGTTTCTTTGTGGGCTTTGTACATGCGATTGACGCGGCCCGCGCCGACCTTGGCCTCCCACCATCCGGCCTTGACCCCGTGGCCCTCTATATGGCCTGCACCGGCTACGATCCGACCCAGACCGACGCGCATGGCAACAACCCCACCGATCAAGGCACAGACCCCGTGCAGGGCCTCAATTGGCTTCGTGACAAGGGCTATATCGACGCATGGTGCCTGATCGACAACATGGCAATGGTGCCGACCGGCTTCATGATCGGCAAGGGCTTACTGATCGGTATGGGCTGCCCCCCAGACATGGACGATCAATTCGACGCCGGCGGGACGTTTACGATCACCGCGGGCAACCCGGCCCCGTCCTACGCCGACCATTGCGTTTATGGCGCGGGGTACAACCCCAACGAGATTGTGACATGGGGCGGCGAGCGCCAGTGTGACCCCGGCTTTGTCGCGGCCACGGTCAAACAGCGATTCTGCATCATTGCGCCGGGGCAGTTGACGGCCTCCGGCATGGACGAATTCGGCCTCGACCTGGCACAGCTTATCGCGGATAACGAGTTGCTGAAAAACGCTTGACCTGGCGGCACTTTAGGAGCGAACATGAGCTACCTTCAAATCTTTTGGCAGTGGATAACCAACCCTGCAACCAAAGCGACGATTCTTGGTGCCCTCACCATCGGCATGGGCACCGCTGTTGCCGACAAAGTGCCGATCCCCGTATGGCTGGCAATCGCCTACGCCGTGGTGGGCTTCCTCCTGGGCGGCCACACGGTAGGCCAGATCGTCCAAACCAAGCTCCAGGCCCGCAAGCTGGCCAAGTGGAAGAAGCGTTTTCTTGGTCTTGGCAAGCCCAACCTGGACGTTCGCAAGCCTTAACGATACCCCACCGGCGGACTGCTAGGCTATCGTCCTGGCAGCCTGTCTTGTGGGGTGTGGGGGCTGGCGAGAATCAGAAGTAATTATGACCGCAGTAGCGACACAACCCGCTGCACCGAGCGCCGCTGAAATGCAGGCGGCAAACGACCCCGCTTATTGGGCGACTCGACTCATTCCCATAAAGCTCCAGGCGGACGAGTTCTCGTTCAAGAACCACGAGTATCAGATCGAGCCGATGCGCTCGCAGGCAAAGCGGATGTGTTGCCGCAAGGCAACTGGCGGCGGGTGGACAGAGTTGAAGGTGCTGATGACGCTTCATGGGATGATCCACGGCCGATATCCTCTTGGTGCCATGTATCTCTTCCCAACCGATACGCACGTTGATGATTTTTCCAAGACTCGTTTCAAACCGCTGATTACCCGCAATCCGCTTTCCATAGGGCGGTGGGTTAAGAGTGGCGGCAAGGGCACGGACACCAACCGCGTAAAGCAGATTGGCAACTCCATGCTGTTGCTCTTTGGCGCCAGAATGACAGACGGCGACTCGGGCAACCTGCGTTCGCATCACGTCGACATGATCGTGGGCGATGAGATAGATTTGTTTGATGAAGGCGCTTGGGATATGGCGCACGGGCGCATCCGCCATAGCGCTGTCCAGGAAGAGTGCTGCCTATCCAACCCGACGCTCCCCAACGTTGGGATTGACGCACAGTTCGCTTTGTCGGATCAGCGTCATTGGTTTAGGATGTGCGGCTGTGGCCACGAGACATGCGCGGAGTTATCTTTCCCCGGCTGTGTTAAGGAATATCCCGACGGCCGCGGGTACATCGCGTGTTCTCATTGCGGCAAGCCGTTGCCGATCTACCCCGGCGGATGGCGGGCACAGGTGCCGTCCAACAGCGGTTACATGCACGGCTACCAGTGGTCTCACCTGACGAGCGTGTTCAATGACCCAATGGACGTGTTGCGGGACTTTAACAATCCACCCAACGGCAACCTTGGCCGTGTGATGAAGGATCGTCTTGGCTTGCCTTATGTCGATTCGACATGCAAGCTGGACATCGGCACTGTTCGCCAGTGTTGCGGTAACGACATGATGGCCGACCGGGACGACGGCCCAAATGTAATGGGCGTGGACATCGGGGACGTGAAGCACGTTGTTGTCGGCCGGCGGATCGACCGGGAGCGGTACGAGATTCTCCATGTCGCTCAAGTCGCCAGCATGAATGACGTCCATGACCTCGGCCGGCGGTTCAACGTCCGGGTTGCCGTGATCGACGCTCGGCCCGAGGGCGAGCTTGTCCGGCAATTCCAGAAGGCAGAGCCGTACCGCGTGTGGCGCAATCAGTATTTGGACAACTCCATAGTTGACGCCGACTATTCGGACGTTATGGGGATCGTGAAGGTTGACAGGACGTACATGTGCGACAAGACGCACCGGCTGTTGAGCGATCAGAAGACAGTTTTGCCGCGTCGTTGTCCGGCAGTGGATACCTTTATCGCCCAGGTGTGCAACATCGCCAAGACGCTTGAGACCAACGAAAAGACGGGCGCCCAGGTGTACCGCTACAAGTACGCCGGGCCCAAGAGCCTCGGCGATCACTACCGCCATGCGATGAATTACTTCGTGTTGGCGGCGGATAAGAGCAAAATCGTGTCGACGTATCGGCGTGGCGAGAACCGGCCAACGCGGTCGGAGTGTGATTTGCAACTAGTGTAGGAGTACGGATATGGCAGGATTATTTGGCGGCGGTAAAAGTCCCAAGGCTCCCCCGATTCCCCCGCCAGTGCCGGTGCCGACTTCGCAGAGCACGAGCGACTTGGCGATGAACGAGGCGCAGAAGCGAAGCGGTTTTTTGAAGACGCTGGTAACGGGCGACCTCGCCCCCCAGAGCACGGGCAAAAAGAACCTACTTGGTGGATAAGACGATGGCGAAAGATTGCCCCATACCGTTATCAGAGATCGATGACATTTTTGCTGACATCGATGGGGCGGACGACGCAACGGCTTTTTGCGAAGATGGCGAATAATGAGCAGATTTAGGCTTATATCTCACAGTGGCGATGGCCTTGGCCTGGCGCGATTGCTCCAGAGCGAGGGCCACGAGGTTGACTTTTGGCTTGATGACGAGCGCGGGAAGAACCTCTACCGCGGTCTCGTGCCCCAGGTCAAGGACTGGAAGGCCGGACTGGACAAGGACACCGTGCTGATCTTCGATATGAGCAAGATGGGAAAGGAAGCTGATGCCTGCCGGAAGAAGGGCTTCAAGGTCATTGGCGGGTCTGAACTGGCGGATACGCTGGAACTCGACCGGGCTTTTGGCTTGTCTGTCGCGGACAATCACGGTATTGCGATTCCGCCTTCGGAGGAGTTCACGGACTTTCAAAAGGCGATTGAGCACATAGCCGACAGCGACGCCGGCTGGGTGTTCAAGCCTAACGACAACAAGGATGGCGTGCGCACCACGGTCTGCACGTCGTCGGAACAAATGGCGGCGATGCTCGAGCACTACGCCGACTTGTGGAAAGGAAGCGTGTCCTTTGTCCTCCAGGAAGTTGTCCAGGGCGTCGAGGTCTCCAGCGAAGTGTGGTGCGTCAACGGCGTTATCGTGCCCAACTCCTATAACAACACTCTTGAACAAAAACGGCTTATGCCCGGCGATAAGGGGCCGAACACTGGATGTATGGGAAGCACGGTTAAGTTCAACCTATGTCCGCGACTGTACGATCTTACTTTCGGCAAATTGCTTCCTTGGCTCAAACAGGTCCGGTACTCCGGCCCGCTCGATATCAACTGCATAATCGACCCTGACGGCAAGCCCTGGATGCTGGAATGGACGCCGCGCTTCGGCTACAGCGCGATCTACGCCATGCTCGAAGGGTTGAACATGCCGCTGGGCGAGTTCCTCGAAACGATGGCGGCGGGACAGATGCCGGCCCTCGAGCCGTCGGACGAATGGCTTGGCGCCTTGCGCCTGACGATGCCGCCGTACCCGCACTGCGAAGACGCCCCCGAGACAGAAGGCATACCGATTCTTGGTCTCGATCTTGAGGATGAGAACGTGTGGCCGCTGGACCTTATGGTGGACGGCGACAAGCTGGTGTGTTCCGGCTTTGACGGGATTGTGTGCGAAGTCTCCGGTGCGGACGAGTCGCTTGAGGCCATGTGGGGCAACCTGTACGGCATGGCTTCACAAATACAGATACCAGAATGTCAATATCGGATCGATAATTTGCAGGACGTACAGCAACGCATCGAGCAGCTTGATGACGCCGGAATGATCGGAGAAGTGGAATGAGCAAAGAAGGCCGTCGCATTATCAAGATGTACGAGGACGAGCACGGCAAGATGCAGGGTTACTGGTATCCGATCTACCAGGACGCCGCCGACTTCGCCTATCCGCGTGAGGATCAGCTCGCCGTCAAGGGCACTATCGGCGAGGACAAGAGCGTCAAGGTCCTGGACGACACGGCGATTCAGGATTCGCAGATGATGGCGGCAGGTCTCTTGTCGGCGTGGTTCCCCTACGGAACACGCAGTCTTGCGGTTAAGGTCAGGAATGGTCAGCTTGATAAGATTGACCGCGTTTGGCGCTGGCGCATGACGGCGTCGGAAATCCTCTATGACCGCGTGGTGAACGGCTCCAATTTCCTGATGCAGTTTGGCGAGTCGATCCGTGGCGCCGTGGTATTTGGCACGGCCTGCCCCTTTGTGGAGTGGAATTCGGCAAGGCAGAGTTTGAATTTCCGGGATTATCCGATTGGCAAATTCCTTATCAAAGAAGACGAATCCGGCAATGTCGATACGGTTATGGTCTCTTATCACCTGACGGCAAGACAGGCCGTCCAGAAGTTCGGCAAGGATAAATGCTCCGCAGCGATCATCGCTGACGCCGAAAAACTGGAAACCGAGAGCAAGAAGTACGGGTTCATTTGGCTTGTGCGGCCGCGGACGGAATTGAATCCACTCCTGGAGGACGGCAAGAACATGCCGTGGGAGTCAGTTGTTGTCGATAAGAAGACCGCCGAGTATGTTAGCGAAAGCGGCTTTGATGAATTGCCCTTGCCGGTGTTTCGATGGATGAAAGGCGGCAACGAGAAGATGGGCCGTGGGGCCGCGACGGAGTGCCTGGCCACCATTCGCATGATGCAGGCGGTGTGGAAGCGGTTTATCCAAATTCTCAATCAAGAGGGCGACCCGTCGCTCCTGGTCAATTCTGAGTTGGTTGAAAACGGCGTCAATATGAAGCCTGGCGGATTGACCTACGTGCAGGACGTGGACAAGGCCGTCCGCACGGTCAAGCAGTACGCTGGTGGCAACGCCAGCGCTACGGAGTCTTTTGTTAAGTTGCTCCAGGACATGATCCATCAGCGGTTCTACCGACAGTTCTTCACACAGTTTATGGATTTAACAGGCGACCGGCGAACCACGACGGAGATTATGTTCCGCAAGCAAGAGGGCTTGTCTCTACTTGGTGCCTCGACGATGCGCGTGGAGTTTGAAGGACTGACCAAGCTGATGATGCGGTCGCTCTTCTTGTTAATCCGCAATCAGCAGATACCCATGCCGCCGCCGGAATTGCTTGTGGTGAAGGGCAAGAATCGGATCGACATAAACGCCGACATGATTGGTATCGAATACACAGGTCCTATGGCCATGGCGCTGCAGAACCAGCAGGCGCAGGGCTTCATGCAGTTGGCGCAGGCGGGCGCGCAGCTCGCACCGCTCTATCCGGGCGTGATGGACCTGCTCAATATCGAGACAGGCTTCCGTCAGTTGGGCGAGAAACTCGGTGTCAATCTCAATGCCCTTGCCAGCGACGAGGAAGTGGCCCAGAAGCGGGCACAGCGGCAAAAAGAAATGGCGAGGCAACAGGCATTGCAGACCGCCGACGTAGCGGCCAAGGGCTACAAGGCGGGCACGAAGGCCCCTGAGGACGGTTCAGCGGCCCAGCAAGTGATGGAAGGCGCCAATGCGTAAAGAAGACATCATCGCGGCATACAAGCTGACGTTTGGCACGGAGACCGGCAAGGCCGTCTTGGCTCACTTGAAAGAGCAGGCGGGCGTGGACAGTGTAATGCTGCCGTCGTTTGGACCGTTGCCCGACGATCGGCAGTTGTTGGTGAAAGCGGCAATGCGGGATTTCGTGGTGCGGATCGAAGATTTAGTCAGGGCGAACCCTGACGTTCCGTCGCGCCCCGAGACCTCGACAACATAGGAGTCTGAAATGGTTGACATAGTTGCCTCCGCGTCTGGCGAAGCAGGCCAGGGAGCGCAGGGCGCACAGAACGCGACACCCGTGGCGATCCTTGGCGCCGACCTCAAATTCTCGGAAACTTGGCGGGATTCGCTGCCGGAGGAAATCCGGGGCGAAAAGTCGCTCCTGACGTTTAGTGACTTGCCCGGCATGGCCAAGCAGCTTGTCAACGCGCAGAAGATGATCGGCGCAGACAAGATCGTGAAGCCCACTGACAAGTCCACGCCCGAAGACTGGGAGGCGTACTACGCCGCCGGCGGACGCCCCGCAGCCGCGACGGATTACAAGGTAGTATTGCCGGAGGCACTGAAAGAACACTACGACGAAAAGGTGTTGGGCGCCGCCCTGACAAAGCTCCACGCCGCCGGCCTGACACAGAAGCAGGTGGACGTTGTCCTCTCCCTGGACGGCGAGCGGCTCACTACCGGCCTTGCCGCGCAGAAGGCCGAGCTTGAGGGCCGCCGCGCCAAGGGCCTTGAGGAATTACAAAAGCGGATTGGCGGCGATGTCAACAGCCCCAAGTTCAAAGAGGCGCAAGGCATTATCCACCGCGTCCTGGCCGAGAACATGCAGGCGGGCGACTTGCCGGCCATCCAGGAGGCGATTAACGACAATCCACAGATTGCCGACTTGCTCATCAAGGTGGGCCGCAAGTTCCTTGAGGACTCGCCGGCCAACCCGGATAGCGCGGCGTCGGCCACAGTGGAAGAGCGGATTAAGGAGCTTCGCGCCACTCCGGGCTACGGCGACGGCACGATGGCCCGTGCGAAGCGGGACGAAATCACAAACGAATTGACGGATTTGTACAAGAAGATTACCCCCGCCAAATAAAAGGCGGCTCCAATGCCGGGGAGCCTTTACGGGTCCGGGGTTGACGAACCTTAAACGTGACATCGACCGGATGTTAAACGCAGGAGAATCCGGGTGTTCCGGGTAGTTCTCCGAAAACAACGCAGAGAAAGTGCGCATTTTTGGAGAATTACAATGAATCCGCAAGCAAGTATCACAGAGGCACAGCGTCGGCAATATTCGGACAACTTCGATCAGGTCTTCCAGCAGGAGCAGGACATCCTTTCCGGAATGCTTCGCGGCGAAGAGCAGCAGGCAACGTGGAAGGCATGGGACTATATCGGGCAGTCCGGTGTCGTCGTCAACCGCGCCCGCAACAGCCAGACGCAGCACAGCAACATCAAGTTCGCCCGGCGCTGGAACATGAACGACAGCTACACCTGGTCGCCCAACCTGATCGACCCGCTGGACGTGTTCGAGCTTTTGAAGGATCCGCAGTCGGCCATGCTCAAGAGCGGCATGTCCGCGATCAATCGCGCCAAGACCCAGGCGATTTTGCAAAAGGCGTTCGCCCAGGTCTTGATCGGCAACGACGCCCCCGGCACCACCGGCGACATCGCCACGGTCAACTACTACGACCCCGGCGAGTGCATCGTAATGAACTCCGACGGCAGTATGGCCAATGCCGTTGGCGACAACGGACAGACAGCGGCGACGGCCGATTCCACCGCCGGCGAAGAGACGACCAAGACCGCAACCGGCCTGACTCTGGCGAAGGTCCAGGCGTTGGCGTTGAGCATGGATAATGCATCGGTTCCGGCGACGGACCGGATCATCGTCGCCAACGCGGACAACAAGCAACTGCTCTTGTCCGCGCAGGCAACCACCAACTCCCTCTACAACGTTGTCAAGACGTTGCCCGACGGCGAGATTGGCCGGTTCCTGGGCTTTACGTTCGTTTGGCTGCCGACCCAGATGTTCGGCATTAACGCCGTCGAGCAGGCCGCGGGCAAAGCAGCCTACACGACCGAGTGCATCGACTGCCTGGCATTCCAGAAGTCGGCACTACTCCGCACCGACGGCAAGGGCCTCACAACCCGGATCACCGAGGAATCGACCGCCAACTTCAACGTCCAGCTTTGGGCGGAGACCACGTTCGGCGCGCTTCGGCTCCAGGGCCCCGGCGTGGCGAAGATCGTACTGCTGGCGCACCCGACGCCGACCCTCGGCAGTATCGGTGCTTGAGTTCGACTAATGGTCTTTGCCCCCGCCGGATTGGTTCCGGCGGGGGCGGGACCTGGTTTTCTTGCAATGGTAGATAGGAGCTTCACATGAATGAGTTAATTTCCAATTCTCGCAACATTCCCTTCAAATGGGAGGCGGACGGACGGATCGACCCGCACGTTACCAGCACCACGCAGGTCTTCGTGGCCGGCACAAAGCTGTACAAGCGGGGCAATCGCAGATTCCGCTATGCCTTTGTCGGCACGGGCGGCCTGCAATCGGAGTTCGGCGCTTGCTACAGCAAAAAGACAATCCCCAATGCCGTTGCCCCGGCGCAGGTTGGGCAGGCCGGCACAGCCGGTTCCTTCCAGGTGACGATCACCGTCGGCGCGACCGCCGGCGTGGCCGGCAACGGCATTATTGCCGTTGACGAACTGATCGGCGGCACAGTTGTTGTCGGCAACGGCACCAACCAGCACCCCGACAACCGCTGCATTCTTTGCAATACCTCCGTGGCCTCTGGCGGCGGTGCTTGCACCCTGACGTTGGACGACCCGCTCGTGACCGCCGTGACGGTGGGTACGACCAATATCGAAACGATGATGAACCCCTACGGGTATCTCACCAGCGGCAACGTCACTAACAGCGCGTACGTCACATTCCTGGGAATGCCCGCCGTGACATGCGCCGCTGGCGTGTGGACGTGGGTTCAGGACCGCGGCCCGTGCTGGATCACGTCGGACGGCTTAACCGCCGCCGCCGCCAGCGATCGCGCTGTGTACTTCGGACCCAACGGTTCGGTTCACTCCCGCACCGAGATCACCGAAGGCTCGCACCCCGTCTTCCAGTTGGCCGGGTACTGCATCGACGCTTCGAGCAGCGGTTCCTCGAACGCCCCGTTCGTGGACTTGCAGCTTGGCTCCTAGCACCTAAGTGGTTAGCACCCCGGTCCGGCGGGGCGACAGCTTCGCCGGGCCTTTAGGAGTTTCGACATGGAAACTGACCTTCAAATAGCGAACATGGCCCTGTCCCGCGTGGGCGGCAAGGCGAATCTCGCCGGTTACAGCGCAGGCCCGCCCGTGGCCTTCACGGACAACTCGCCAGACGCCCAGACGATGACGCTGTTTTACGTCCAGACGCGGGATGCACTCGTGCGCCGGCACCTGTGGAAGTTCGCCAAGACACAATCGCTCCTGGCGGCCGTTGCGGGCACCGCGGGCACGGCCACGGCGACGGGCACCGGCACGACAGCCCTTGGCGATACCACCCAAGCATGGACGGTGAATGCCTTCGCCGGCTGGTACGTCACGATTACTGGTGGCACGGGCCAAGGTCAACAGGGGCAGATCACGAGCAACACGGCAACCGTGGTTACGGTAAGCCCCGCGTGGAACGTCACACCCGACGCCACGAGCACTTATGCCCTATCGCCCTCCAAGTGCCACACCTACGCCTACGCGCTACCGGCCAATCTCTTGCGGATCATGGAGATTGACCGGCACCATTGGCTGCTCCAGGGCAATATGCTCTTGTCCAGTTGCCAGTCGATCACGCTTGAGTACATCGGCCAAGTGACCAACCCAGCCTTGTTTGACGCGCTCTTTGTCGAGGCGTTCGTACTGTCGCTGGCGCTCAAGATCGTCATGTCGCAATCACAGGACAAGGTGTTGCGGCAGTCCATCGGGCAGGAGTTGGTACAGACGATTCGTGACGCCGTGCTGGTCAACTCGATTGAGACCAACAGGGAAAGCCGAGAACCGACATGGCTTGAATCGCGGAGGATAAGCCTTCATGGTTGATCTGGCTCTTAATACGTTTTCAAACGGCGAAGTTTCACCGCAGCTTGACGCCCGGACGGATATCGAGAAGTACGCGGCCTCTTGCCGCCAGCTTGTCAACATGCTGCCCCTGGTCTATGGCACGGTAACGCGGACGCCGGGAACGCAGTTTGTCGCCAAGGGGAAGTTGACGCCGGCGAACGTGCGACTCATTCCTTTCGTGTACTCACAGAATATCGCCTACGTGTGCGAGTTTGGGAACCTGTACATTCGGTTCTACTACCAGGGCGCGCAGCTTCAAGTGGGCGGGACGCCCGTGGAGGTTGTGACGCCGTACCTGGTGGCTGATCTCCCCTCGCTGCAATTCCGGCAGGTGGGGGATACGATGTGGCTTGTCCACAGCGATTACGCGCCCATGCAACTGGAGCTGGCCGACGTGGCGGGTGTGCCCACGTTCACGCTGACAGCGATCACATTCA